CAGTCCACAACTTGTCCACACGCTCCAATTAGCGATAGGATGAGTTTTTCTGGAGGTCCACCCGGAGCTGCCCCGGAAGATCAGGCAGCACAGTGGGGATCAACCCCCACGCCAACCAGTACCAACGCCTTGGCGTCTGGTGTTTCCAAACCATCTAATGGAGACACCAAGAAAGGTGCTAATTCCGGCAATAAGAACCGCCGATGTGATTACGATGGCGTGACCTCGCTGATTGATAACATCATTCTTCAGCAGCCAAAGGAGGTCATGCCACTAGTGAGCGCAGGTAACCTGCAAGGACAAACTGAGAAGGTATGGCAAGATCCTATCAACAACTTGGATCGGGGATACTCTGGCCCTCAACATTACTCAGGCTGGATATCAGTGTGCCAACGCCTGCCATATGGGGATAAGACCAAATACCCCGGAGGTGGAGTGTGGTGGTCGAGGCTTCCTGGTCAGTGGATCACTGTCCAGAGCGTCGACTGGTCAGCACCCAACCTAACCGCTCTCGGTGCTATGATGCTTCAGAACATCGAAGCTGGTGCTGAAAAATCGAGTAGGCAAACAATCGCGCAGACTCCAACTGCTGCCGATTGGGCCGAACTTGGTTGGATCGGCGCCATCCTACGCGATGTGCACACTGGGTGGAAGGATGAGGCAGTTTTGCTGCGCCTATTAAGTATGGTGCATTGTGATCCTGTCGAATGCAACCCTCTTTACGAGGATAGACTTCTACCTGTTGTCGCACCAGACTGTGGGAACGCGGCTGGTAAAGTTGGCGTCATCGACCTCGACGTCAGCAGAACCGACCTTCAGCCCGGGACAGGACGTTTATGGTGCATGCCCTTAGATATGTTTATAGGGCTGATGAGCGGGAAAGTCCTCGCAGGAGCAGGCCTGAACCGCGCGGACGTGGGATCTTCAATTGCCGTCGTCCCAGCGCGTTCTGATGAGTCAGGCAGATGGTGGTGGCCTTATTTGTATAGTCACCTCGACTCAAGATACTGGAACATGGGAACTCGTTCACAGCATTGGCACGTGGGCCAGAGGGGGTTTGTCGCTGTACCAATTTCTTCAGTGACTATCATCCCTGGGCCAACTGATGCCATCATCGTGCTGTGGGACGCCACGAGTCGGAACATCAGTAATACGTGGCGCCCGGGGGTAGGTCCAGCTCTAACTGTCTGGACTAACAAGAACGCAGCCGCCCCTGCTCCCGTGAACACCGTCCAGTATTTCAATGCCTGGCTAGGTGTGAACCGCGCTCCAGATGAGAGTGTCAGTGATGACATCTTGCGTGCCTATGTTAACATCACCGCGAAAGCGGCTCTAGGTGCACATGACGTTGACAGAATGCTAGCCCTCGCTGCTGAGCTGTTCTGGAAGGACTTTCTACCCAGAGGGATAAGCGAAGTAGGGCAAGCAAAAACATCGTCTCGCTGGTTCACTCAGAAGAATAGGAACCCTAAGCTGCGCGATAACCCGTGGATACCACCTGACGCGGGCTGGGACTCACCTGACTTTGCAACAACTACGTCAGGTGAACCTTACCTCGAGACATACATCTGTCTCAAAGAAAAACATGGTGGCTCAGCTGTCAAGTATAGCGATGCGAGCCTTCGCGGCGGGGTAATATATGAGTTGAGCGAGGTGATTTCGTTACCTAACGAGCCGAGCAAATTTATCCGGTTCGCTTCGTTCCCAATACCGGCGGAGGGAACGCAGGTTGACGGTTACCCGTTCTTCTTTGAGCGCAGTGACTTGGCGAAGATATTCATAACATCAAAGGATCCCAAGGACTGCGCAGCGACATACGGTTCTGGTACAGGTACAGGTACATATAGTCGCGCGCCAATCAGATTGAGGCTCGTTGACGAATACCAGGAACTAGACGCTTCGACCGAGAACTACGATCCTGACTCGGCGCCTGGCGGATTTGAATGGTGGTGCCAAACAACGGCCGCCGTTTCTAAATTAACTGAGCACGGGATATCGTGGCGTGATTACGAAAGCACAGATGATGCAAAGGTGATGAAAACAGCGCTATATCACCAGAGGTACGCCACGATGTTGCGCCTATCACCCTTCAAGCGTGGGTGGAACACCTGTTGGTCAACAACAGCACAGGTGATCAACCCTGACATCGAGGATGGAGGGATGCACACAATAGGGTGTGACGGTAACCAGGGGGCAATTTGGACGGTCGGTGATGCAGATTGGAGATACCGCCTAGCGTGCCACGTAGGGTTCGTGGTACAGGAAGGGTCTCCAAGACAGTTCGCCAGCGGCAGGGACATCTTACTGCACTGCAAGGGAACAGCGACACTGATCGGGGCTACGTACGAGATGCTTATCCATCTCGCTGGCCTGAGTATGAAGCACGTCACCGGCTTCGATCTCCCAATGCCTGAGGTGGAGCACACGGTTGATTCCACCACATACATGCGTCCGATAGGTTTGGGGCGTGTGGATGGCATGCATAACGCATGGACCTGGGTGGGGCTGCGCAACGGCGATGTTGTCAATGTGTGGCCAGCCGAACAAGGATGGGGACGATGGTTATCGGGTACCGTCCCTAATTATGTAAAGGTAGCAATCCTGGGCAAATTCGGTTATGATGTCGAGTGGCGACAGAAAATTCGTGTCACCACGACGCGTGGATGGGCTCGCTCATTGGGTTACTCATATGACACGCCTGCGGATGGCGTGTCTGAGAGTTGGCTCAGCGAGTGCTTGGACATCTCAGTCTACCGCGGCGACGTCGAGCATTCGCATATGAACGCACTGCTCAGAGTGCAGCCAGGACACACGCTCGACTATCTTTGGGACAAGAACAACACCATGCAATGTACCCAGGGAAGATACGGGGCGTGGGGAGTGTTTGGTAACCAACACGGTTGGATAGCTAGCCGTGTTGAGACCGCTGCCCAATGGAGTGCGGGCGGTTTTGTGTCCACCTGGAGGGACACATGTATCGAAGACTCGGGCATCGGAGTCACCAGAATCAAATGGGTGTGGCCAGACCCTGGATTGGGCGTGTTGCTGCTGGGTGCTTTGGCGCCTGTGGCTGCAGCGCTCGCGTCCACTCTAGCGTCTTGGGGGCTGGGGAAAATTGGAGCGCCTGACATCGTTAGGCAGGCCGGCTCAAAATTAGCGGGCGCTGCCGTCTCCAAGCTTACCCAGTCGGCAGGAGGCCCCCCACCTACCGGAGATGACACTGCCCAGACCACCTAGGGCGGAGGTACCAACCACGCGCCTGGCACTATCGGTAAATGGATTAGTAGGAATGTGTCAGTGCGAGTGTCTGCCGAAGACAGAGCCTGGTTGCGTAGGAAGGTTCTGTCAATAGACCTGAGCAACCTAGACACGCGTGGTTACAGCCCCCCCGAGGAACTAAAACGGTGGAGGGTTCGTGGTTGGTACGGGACAGGCATATATAATTCTGGACTGTCCCTAGTACTACACCTTTGGCCTGATTGGGCTAGTGCAATAGTGCGGGCTTATGTTAATAAGATCACTGGCAAGAGCCGAAAGGTTAGTGAGCCACGTATGAACAGCATGATGCGTGACGCGCTATCGAGACTGCACAGTGCAATGAGCGACGACGATGTGCGCCTAAATCTGAAAGAATGGAGGGCTTGCACGCTATTCACGGCACTACACACCTTAGGTGGGCCATCACCTTGGACCAAACACGAATTGGTAAAGGATTTAAGATCTTGGGTGTCACTTGGGCCTTCGGAATACATACCTGGAAAGAAAGGAGGAGTCATCTACGCTCCTCCGGGGCACGGGAAATCATCAGCAGAGTTGTTGATCGAAGGGGCTCTTGATACTGACAAAGGTATGTGGGACGTGGCAAGGGTGAAAGGAGAAGTCGATGAAGGGAAGATTGTATTTACCAACCGGATTGAATGGATACCGACTCTTCGTATGATGGGTGTTAAGTGTGTGGTGTGCATAGCGGAACGGAAATGGCTGTACAGGCTGCTTAACATACCCAGGTTGCAAGGTAAACCCTGGAAGTCCTGGTACCGTGAATTGTCCAAGAGGCGGCGAGACATTGTAATACGCGAGGGTACGTACCTGAGCGATTACATGGGAACCTTGTCTCGCCGCCTGGGGATGACCGCGGGAGAAGAGGGAATAAATAGCCTGTGGAGCAGAGAAAACGTGCGTGATGAGATTGAGGCTAGGTGGAATGACCTTGATGTAAGCTGGGGTCTTCAAGCTAGCCAGAACAACACTCGGGATGATTTTGATGCGTACGTGGATGATGTAAGATTGTGGGCAACATCGGGAAGCGCACCTGGGGTTAAGATTGGAAGGGAAAAAATCAGGTCAAAATGGGTGTGGGCTGTCCAGACCATCAGGACGTGGGGTAGTATAAGCTCGTGGTATTGGAACGGGGCTGCAGATAGGGATAACATCTTCCCTGTTGCAATAAAAGAGGAGGCTGGGAAAACAAGACTGGTGGTGAGTGCTCCTATGAGAAGCTACCTTAGACAAAGTTTTCTTCTACACGTGTGTGGACTACCTAACATCATGTCAACCATCAACGCACCGGTGGAAGAAACGGGACTAGTGAACAGACGTAATAAGTGGTACGGAGGTGTCGATGCAAGCAAGTTTGACCACAACTTTCCGCTATGGATAGTGAGGCGATTCTTCTCTGGTCTGGGCCGCGTATGCGGTTCCGAATTTTGTAGAGAGTTGGCTGACTATGAATTCTCGGAGATTGAGAGCGGTTCATGTGAACTGTTCGGTCTATTAGTAAAATATGAGAAGGGTTTACTTTCGGGATGGAGGGTAACGTCCGTGCTAGGGAGCATAGTTAGCCATCTGAGTGCACGTTACGTCTGTGATAAGTTTGTGGCCAGTGTGAGTAGTTTGGTACAGGGTGACGACATTGTGCTGTGGTCACAGAGTAAGATTCCACCGAGTCAAGTACTGTACCTATTTAGGAGACAGGGTATGGATATAAACGCCAGCAAATGCGTGTTTGGACCAATAGGCGACTTCTTGCGGAAGTACTATAGCAGAGACTGGGCCATGGGGAGCGCCAGCAGAGCTATTAGGGGACTGGTTTATGCCAATCCCTGGATAGACTCATACACATTGAACACCGCAGGTTCTATTTGTAGACAGTGGTGGCTGCTGTGTAGTAGGCTGATACCCTGGTTAGGTTTCGGAATAGTCCACAAGATCGTGCCAATGATCAAGCGCGACGTGGCTGGGTGGGTGAGAACCGATCGCAGATACACCGGGAAGACACCACGAGACGTGATGAGAAAGTGGCTCGACTACTGCACAACACCAGCCGTGGTCGGGGGGTCAGCGCCGTTGGAGGCGTATATGCTTGGGTACGGCAGACTCTGTAAATCGTGGGCTACTGAAATTGAGTTGCCTCACGGCTGGAGTGACGCAATTACCGGCTGGGCGCGATCTGATATCGGCGTAGTAGGTGTTTGGGGAGTTTTACCGAAGACAGACGCGTCCAGGAGACACACCTCAGTGGCGAGAATTGGTGATAACATCCTTGAAATTGGCAGTGTACCCGTACCCCCGGGACTGCATTCGCTGCTGAAGGGAAACATCTTCAAATCTACCTGCGTATGGTTGGGGAGTACTTTGGGGAATGCTTTAAAAGGTGACGTCTTTGATTTTGACAAGTTTCCGTGGCCGCGCCAGCTCTATCATGCCCGGAAACTAGCTAAACTATCATGGCTTTTCAAGGCCAAGGACGTGATCTTGGGGTCAATGCTGTCATGCAGTTTTTATGACCTTGCCCGGGAGCTGACTCCAGCGTACGCTGTACTTCAAGCGCGTAGCAGGGTGAGGCGATTGCAACGCGGTTGCCGCCTTATAAACGATTATGGGCTGACGGCTTTATCCTACGCTGGTGCAGTAGTGTACGACCTTACGACATGGTGACCACTGTGCTGGAGGTGAAAAAATAGCTTATTATTTATTGCATGGGACACAGTGTGGTTACAAGTGATTGCTTAGCACGTTATATGAAGCAGTGTGCGGGGTTGGAATTTGCTCTCACACTGTGGAAGAGGGAAGTGCGGGCGATAGAGAGACTGTAACCTAGACTGTAGTTCATTTACGCCACTATCATGGTGGTGCACAAAGGACTCCAGTATGGTGGAGTAGTCGTGACGTTGGGCCTTGCCTATGCGGATTGGGGTGAAGTTGGTTGCTTCTGGTTGGGCTGCCGAGGAAACCCACGATAAGGCCGTGGGGGGTGTGCCGTGACGTCGG